CCTCAATCAGTCACCATCAATTCGGTGGCGAATTCGCTACCTGCAATTGCACGTGGCATCAACAATTCCGCTTATCAAAAGGATGACGGAACTGTGAAACTGTCCATTTCCCATCAATATGGGAAGCGGACTCGTCGGACCGCGCGCTTGGATTTTTCCAAGATCGTGGCCGATCCGCTCGTGACGACTCAAAACCAGAAGGTTTCGATGTCGGCATACTTGGTGGTCGATCATCCCATCACTGGGTTGACGAACACCGAGCAAAAGCAAATCGTGGACGCCTTGACGGCGTACTTGACTGCTTCGACCGGTGCCAACGTGACTGCCATTCTTGGTGGTCAATCCTAGGGAGTAAACGCCAATGGCGATTATGCCCGAGGATCCCAACTCGATGGCAGTGGTGCTAGCCTCCTTCCTTGCTAACGGTGCATTTATTGCACGGAAAGCTTGGAAGCTCTTCAAGGCTCATCGAGCCAAGAAATTAGGCTAAATCCACAAAAAGTGGGGTCACACATGGCTATGGATCTTAAACCAACCCTCCGTTAGGAGATTGGAAAGATGAAAAGCCAAATGCGACTTCTTGAGTGTGTGCTTGCTGATGCGAGCACATGGTGTAGCACTAGCACCACCCGTGATTTTAACACGATCACGAGACGTGTCGAACACGAAGGGGTATCGTTTCTTACGATTACCCTTCCGACCTTTTGTCAAGACTTCGAAAGAAGTCTTGAAATTGGAAGGATTGACTCATCTTTCTTTATGGGTTTCCATAAGAAAGGAGCTCTCCCTGTACTTCTACAAGGTTTGCTCAGTCAAGTGTTCGATGCTAGTGTGGGTACCGTACTCGAGGATGCGAGTCCTCTTGCGGTTCATGCAATCCGTCAGGTTTGCTTGCTCCATAAGAAGCTTCTCCTTCCTTGTTCAATTGAACGCGAAAGGAAAGCATATGACTCGTATCTTGAGACGGACAGATCCGTGCGTGGGTTCGATCAAGGACTTAGCTCGTTCTGGACATCAAGTCCAGACTTTGCTATACCTCTTGAACCTACCCGTGTCGCCGAAGAGCCTATCGATACCTCGCTTGCGCGGGTTCGAGAGGCTTTCGGATTTCGTGACGATCCAGGTAGCAATCCTGGACGGCGAAATCGAGGGGCTTCTACCCCTCTGGAGCTTGTACACTTTAGAAGTGTTGCAAGACTCCTATGGGGATCACTCTTTACATCCGAGTCTTTTAGACTCGATGCTAACAGAGTTATCCCACGACACGGTCCGGGGGCCACTGCTGAGAGACTTTCTGCTAATAGAAAGTTCGCTCAACAAAAGTGGCACTCTCGGCTGGATCACTGGTTCCCGGTTGATGCCTTTCTTGTACCGAATTCCGGTTACATAGAAGAAATCAACCAGGTCCAGTTTGTCCCCCCGGAACAAGAGATGCCCGTTAGGGTTATCACTGTTCCTAAAACGCTGAAAAGCCCCA